ATTTTCTTGGTTCTGCGGAGCGTTCTCATTCTCCATAGGCATATTATTGCCATCCAAATTCAAAGGCTGTTCTACGCCATTTTTCTTAGGTCTTGCCTTAACTTGCTCCTCATTTTGCTGCTGAGCCGCATTTTCTTGGTTCTGCGGAGCGTTCTCATTCTCCATAGGCATATTATTGCCATCCAAATTCAAAGGCTGTTCTACGCCATTTTTCTTAGGTCTTGCCATAATTTACTCCTCCCTCTTTTCTTCGTTAGACTTCTGTTCCTTCTCCTCCTTTGTCTTATGCTCGAAGACATCGTACACGTTGGTTTTACTGAGACCGATGATTTCGTAATCTATCATGGTCTTGCCCATTACCTCATCAATGTTATTGATTGCTCGGTGCATAGACTTTGCTTGTACGAGGTAAGTCACATTGCTACGCTTCTCCTTATTAGACTTTTCATCAATGAGGATGAATTGTAACTTGGCTTTATACCAGTAATCATCATCATCCTTATCAGAAAAGAACACCTCTCTGTACGAAGCCTCTTGCATTGACTTAACCTTAAACTCGCCGCTAATATAAGCAGCCATTTCCTCTGTGATTGCGCTCTCACCTTCCGTGAAGGATAAGGCATCAATCGCATACTTTTCGGTCACAGATTTCTCTGAACCATCTTCTTGGGTCTTTTGATAGCGGATTCCTACCTCAAACCAATTACTCGTTCTACTTCTCATATTTCTAATAATCTAAAACTAATTTAAAACCATTCTCTAAGAGAGTTCTTGCTCAGAAAGGTAAGTCATTTAAATCCTGTGTTTGAGCAAAAGGTGCAGCACAAGAAGAAGCCGCATTCTGACTTTCAAAAATTACAGGCTTTAAACCACCAAGGATAGGCATCGCCTTTTTCTCCTCATCTGTCATTTTCTCACGAACCTCTTTAGGTAACGACTGTTTAATCATGTGAGTCTCGTCATACTCAGGGTTCTTTAATTCCCAAGCAGTAAGGTCGAGATAAGCAGCCTTTGGTTGATTATTATCATCTGTTGTAACGAAGATACTATTATCTTCGATAGGAATAACCACACACCGAAGCACCTCGGTTCGACCTTGGATTTGCATTACGCCAGCTCTTTTGAGCTTCAGCAAATTTAATTTTCCGTTAAAATCTGTCATATTATATATATTAAAAAAACATAGCCCCAAGAGAGGGAATCGAACCCTCGCCAACCTCCGCTTATTAAGAGCTGCTTATTACGGAGTATCTTCGCATATATTCTTTAACACAGTCGAATAAATGAACTTTATATATATTCACCTCTTTCCTTTAGGATATGATAAGAATATCGGTATCACTACCATACAGCCCACGCACACCCGTGCGATTGGTTTTTCTTGAGATAAAAAGCCCTACCGCCGTAGGGCAAAAAGATGAAATTTTTCAAAAATAACCTTTTAAAAATCTGAATAAAATAATTCTTCTAAGAGAAAGAGCCGACACCTCACGGCGGCTTTATGGCTCTTCAAAATCGACTTTCTTATGACTTCAATATTCAATCTTATGTAGTTATATTTTAAATCAACTTATTCTGAATGAAGCTACTCATTGCCAAGTTCTGTGAAAGAATCATTGGCTGGTCGAGCTGAGTTGACTTATACATATCTGTAGCCGCATTGTACAAATCCCAAGCGGTAACAATATTGCGCTCGTAGTAGGCAATCATCATTTTCTCGGTCAAGCGACCAATCTGTGCTTGATTGAGAGGAATGACCTGAAGGTTGCGAATGCCTTTGTATTTCGTTTCAGCAGCAACACGGAGTGAGGTTAGCATACCGATGATGGTAAACATTTCCTGTGCTTTAATCTCACGATTTTTCATACGCTCAATCATTTCATCATTGGCATCAATGATGCCTCTTAGATTAGCGAGCCAAGCATCAGCACGTTCAAGAAGTTCATCGAGCTTGAAAGCTTGTCTACCGCTATTAAGGTCGGAATAAGTAGCACCATAATGTTCAGCTCCTAAAAGCATTTGATTATGACAAATACAGCAATTACGACCGATACCTAACTGAATACCCTTCTGATGGAATGATACCGCCATATTGGTTGTAATCTCATCATTACCCTCTCCTTTATCGAAGTCACGCAAGCGAATATTACAGAATACTCGGCGAAGGATATGAGCCTCTACAGCTCTATCACCCATCAAAGCTTCCTTTTGAGGCAAACGGGTAACACCTGGAGTATTGCGGTCTTTGTTATTCGCCGCAAAGAGGTCGTAAATCTCAGCCTTATAGCCGTGCTTCTCGCACAAGTCTTCCACCTGATGAATGAGGTCAAAATGATATATACCCTTCAAAGGCTTTCCGTACACATCATTCTCTTTCTCGGTGCGTTCGAGCTGTTCGATTGTCAGAATCTGTACCTTGGATGTCTCAAAATCCAAGAACTGATTCATATTATCACTCTTCAACTCTGGCTGCTTTGCAACCGCTACTTCTGCTACCTTTGGCTGTGCCATCAAATTCATTGCCATTGTGTTCATTGTTGTATCTCCTATTTTTAATACATTAAACAAAATAATTATTACTATATATACTATTAATCTTCAATATCATTGAGAACCTCCATGTGTTGCGTTTCTCCTACCAACTCAACATTCTGCGAAAGGTTCTTTGTGCAAAGGAATACCCATTTAGGTATGATGCAAAGATTGTAGTTATCACTAATTGCATCCTCCTTAATAATTAACTTTGACTTTGGTACGAATACCTTTGTCTTACCTTCTTTGCCTTCAAAGAGAAAAATCTGAGCATTCTTTGACTGCTCCATCATTTTATCCTTGCGACAACGGAACTTAACTAATGTTGTTACTATCTCCATATTACCTCCTTTTTTAGTAAGCGAGCCAGATAACAGCATACGCTAAAATAATTCCACTAGCGGCAAGCATTGCTGCTTGTACCGCATCTTTTACATCTTCGGTTCTCCAATTACATGGATTCATCATGTCTTTTTCTTTTTTCATTTTTCGTATCTCCTATTTTTAATTTATTAATAATATCTACATTAATTATATGTATCAAAAGCTATTTTATTAACTTTGATACCGCAAAATTAATAACTTTCTCTCAGACTACCAAATTTCCTAATAGCTATTTTTAGTTTATTAATACTAACTATTAGTTTTTTAATGGATTTTAAGTGAATATCTCATTTTTTCTTTATAATTTTGCGGCGTAAAAGGAAAGTGCTATTTTCCAAGCTAAGAAAAGAATCATATATGCCCAATCAACACAAGTGAAAGGGTTCAATATAATAAACCAAACGGAATGATTGATAGCACCTTTCATCTGTTTGGTTTTTACATTAATATATATATAATGATGAAAAGAATAAGAATAGGAATACAAGAAGCTAAGTTTGCTCTGAGCGACAAGAATCGCTTGGATGCCTTCTGTTTGCTTCTTAAAATAAAGCTCTTATTCCGCTCATCAGACCTTAATCTTGTGTCATACAATCATTGCGCCAAGCTTTTGCATATTGACAATAATAAATTAAAGAGACTGCTTGAATATGGTTGTAAGATAGGATATTTCCGTTTTGAAGAGAAAAATGGAAAGAAGAGATTCATTGCACGTAGCATACATTCAAATAATGGATATAGTTATAAGCTTCGAAAGGATGATTTGACGAAGATGACATTTCCAGCCCTCAAAAACCTTCTGAGAAGGATTGTTATGGAGAACCAAGTTAGAATGCAAGAGGACGTAATCAATACGCACAATAAGGGGACGAATGGGAGAAATGCGAAGACTATTCGCAAGGCTCTCAAACGTGAAAGTCGTATGTTGAGGAAGAAGTTTAGCGATAACAAAGGTTTATCTTATGACAGAATCAAGGATGTTATCTATGGTACGATGTACCAAGCGTTCAAAGTTACAAATCAGCTTCTAAACAAGGGTATCATCAATAAGCGCACAAGAATCAAAGAAGTAAGGTGCGATGCAAAGGTATGTACCAATAATATGGCTATTACGGATTTTGAAGGTTCTATAATAGTGATAAGCGCAAAAAATAGAAGTGCATTTTCCATTGAATCGAATATTTATCGTATGCAGATGGACGATGCTATATCAATATCTCGTCATGGTATGAGAAGAAAGGAGGCAAAAATGTAGTTTATGTAAAATCAAAAATAATAAAATAAGGGATGAGGGCTTTAATTTAATTTATTCCCTTATAGGGGCGACAGCCCCAAGAAAGAATTAACTAACGGGCGCACATACGCCCCCACCCGATTATATAATAACACAGGAGATACAAAATGGAGAAAAAGAAAAATTGGCTCGATACTTACCTCACGCCAGCAAAAGAACTTGTTGGATATGAGTGCTACGTAAGTTGTGATTATGAAGATAAGTTCGCAACAGGAAAATTTTCAGTTATCATCATAAGGAACGGAGAAGTTGTAGCAAAAGAAAAGAATCACATCTATTGCGCTTCAAAGGCAGTCGTTATGGTAGAAGCAACGCTGTTTATGATGCAAAAATGCGAAGATGCCGATATTATCACAATACATTCGGAATATTTTAAGAATTACTTTACCTTTTTTCACGAGGCGAGAAAGGCTAACGCACAAACAAAGAAAAACTATCTGAGCTTATACAAAAGCTTTAGAAAGGATGCGGAAGTAATCTTTGACCTCACTACTTGGTGTAAAAGAAATAAATACGATGATGAGGTTGAGAAAATGTTAAGCGATAACTAAACTATAGGAGATATGCAAGATGAAAAATGAAACGAAATTAAAGAAGCTGATGTCTTTCTTAGATGAGAACGGCATTAAGTACACTACACCTCGAAAGAGAAAAGAGGGAAGTGCTCACCTCTTCATCGGTCAGTACATGATTGCTGTAAAGATAGAGGGTAAAGATGATACATTGTTCTTCAATAAGCATAAGAGAGGAAAGCATCCTTTCTTTATCAGAACTTCGGAGACCCCGAAGTTTATTATCGAAAAGATGCAGAATCTGATTACAAGAATGATGTTAATACAACAGAAACATTTTATGGAACAAAAAAAATAATTATATGGAAAAACTTAATTTTAAGCTAGAGTTCGCCGATAATGGGGTTATTGTCACAGATGATAGCTCTGGCTCTGTAAACGTCTATCAAGAAAAAGAAGACGGCAGTTATCACGAATATACGAAGAGAGCTATCAGCGAATCCGTAGATGACATCATTGCTCATCTTTTGCTTGATGGCACGGAAAACTTGAAGCAGAAGTCGATTTATAAAATCAAAATTGAGATAAGATAATATGTTATACCAAAAGAAAGAAAAGAAGCCGAATACGGCAATTAAGTATGAGGTACGTGAGTTTATTCACGGCGGTATTGAATATGCAACAGATTGCCCTTTCGGTGAATGTGGTCGATATACGCACGCTCTAAATAAAGTCGGTGCTATTGAATGCAATCTTTGTAGGTATCAGAAGAAAAATAATACAGAAGCAAGGGTTGTAAGATGTATGCATCCGTAATTACAGGAATTAGCAGTTGATAAACTTTTTAAAAAGTAAGAATTATGATAGAATCAATGAAGATACGTGAAGGGTTGGTATTTACCTTACCAATAGAGCCTAGTATGGTAGTCCATGTAAATGATAGACTAGAAGTTTACGTTTATAACATCGGAGAAAAAAGATATTCGTTAGCCAATATTTGCCCTCTCAGATTGAAAGTTATCAAGGTAGGTAGAGCTATTGTAGAATGCAATATTATACCAGACGAATACAATTTTGCATATAAAAAGAATATCCCTATTCAGTTTGAAGAGATTACAAAAAATGGTACTATTGTCACAGAGGAAAAGGAAGAAATGGTTAATCACCCTAACCATTACGCTTGGCTAAAGGAACTCTGCGGCATAGAGCCGATTGATATTTGCCGACACCTTGATTTTAACTGCGGCTCGGCAGTAAAGTATCTTTTACGCAAGGGAAAGAAGGAAATGAACCTTTCAGAGCGAGAACAGAGAGTGCAGGATTTGAGCAAAGCAATCTTCTATCTACAGGATGAGATAGATATGATAAAGAAGAGCAAATGAAATACTCGAAGGTGCAAGACGTTATCATTAAGGTAATGACTAAGACGCAGGCTTACTTTATGCTAACACCTGCGCAGCGAGAGCAAAAGAAGAAGCGACATATCAAGCATCTTTAAAGATTGGAAAGAAAAAGAGCGGAGAAGATGGGTAAATAGTTTAGACGGGAAGTTTCAAAGGTACTCAATATCTGGTATATAAATAGTATCTTTGCATCGAAAAAATAAGTTTAACATTTAAAAATATAAAGATTATGAGTAAGGCAAGTGGCGGTACAAGAACCGTGAGCAGCGCAAATGCTGCCGCAAGCAGAACCTTTGCGCAGAGCGCAATCGGGGGAGGGACAAATGAAAATATAGTCTTGAAGACAAACTCGCCAAATAGTGCTATAAGCAATTTGAGTGAATATGATAAACAAGATTTACATCAACTCCTCAAAAATGCAACGTACGATGTAACGAAAATTATGAGTGCGATAAATCATGGAGAAAATATCTCTGGAAATATAAATTTCAGCGATGATAGAAGCATTTTTAATGCCATATTAAAGCCGAATGTAACAGATAAAGCGCACGAAGCATTCGTATCTATTATTAAGAGTGCTATGCCAAAAGATAAGTTTAATAAACTAGCTAATGGCGTTAAAAAATTCAAGCAAGAAGTAACATCTACTACAGGAAAATACTTCGCAAACGAAGAGAATTTCAAAAAGTATTATAAATAATGCTATCCAAGAAACTCATATATCAGATTCGCTGCGACCTACTTTCACATACAACCGATGCGGAGAAGGCTGCGGCGAAAATCTGCACTCTGTTAGGATATAAGGTGATACCACAGCAACCGATAGTCACGGGCAGAAAGCTATACTTCGCTGATATATATCTGCCCGAGATAAAAACGATTATTGAGCTCGATGGTGGTTATCATTTTACTAAAGACCAAAAGCGCAAGGATGCTAACCGCTCTTCGGGTATATGGCGGCTCGGGTATCATGTGGTAAGATTGAGTAATCACGATGCTAGGAATCCGAAGAAGGTTAAGGCAAAGTTAGATTTGATACAACGCAAGGCAAAGTAACCAAGAATATTGGCTATCTTGCCTTTTATTTTTGTTTCTTAATAACTATACATAAACTAAAAGAAAGCCGCTTAGACCGCAAGAAAATCGCCAAAAATAGCATTTGTTTACACAGCTTCTATTATTTATTATTATTTTATTAATAGAAATAGTAATTTTGCAATCGGAAATTATTTATTTATTAACGTTTAAAACAGAATTACTATGACAATAAAAGAAAAAGTGCTTGCTTCTGCCAAAACATCATTTGCAAAGTATGGTTTGAAGAAGGATGAACTTTCAAAGCTGGTTGACCTGATTGTTGCAAGTCGTGGTCTAACAGATGAGTCAAAGGACGAGGATGTAACGAGTGCTATCTCGGCAGTTGAACCTTATGTTGGTATGATGCAATCATCATTCAATCGTGCGGTCAGTGAAACAACGAAGAAATTCGATGGATGGATTGACCCTAACGACCCTAACCATAAGCCTACTCCACCAGTTCCTCCTACTCCTCCAGTACCTCCAACAGGGCTTACACAAGAGCAGGTTCAGCAGATGATTGCCGAGGCTACCAAAAGTACCCAGAAAGCAGTTAGCGAAGCTGTAGCCGCCGCCATTGCTCCATACAAGGAAAAGGAAGAAAGAGCACGTCTTGATGACCTTTTCGGTAAGAGCGAAAAATTGAAGGACGTTCCGCAGCAGTTCCGTTCACGTTATCAGCTCGACAAGGAAGAGAATCTTGAAACTCTCGCACAGCAATGTGCCGATGATTGGACAGCATTGAAGCAGTCACTTGTAGCAAACGGCAATTTTGTTGAAGCACCCAAGGCAACCTCTCCCGAAGACGAGCAGAATGATTTCATTAAAAAAATGCAAGGCTTCTCGGAGCGTAATGCTCCAAAGGAGTAAGGCATTATCAATGAATTATGTTAAACTCTTAAAAAGAAGAAAATTATGTCAAACAGAGGCTATTTTTTGCATAGAACCAAGCCAGAGGATATTAAGGAAGCACTTTGGCTTGAAGAGCAGTGCCTTCGCCGACAGGGTGGTTATGACCTCGACCTCACCAACCTTCCAGCTACTTTAAAGTTTGTTGCGAAGGGTACAGTTCTCAGACTTGTAACTGGTGGTAAGGCACAGGTTGTAAAGACTGCAAAGGTCACAGAAAAAGCAGCCAAGGCTGCTACAACCTTAAAAATTGCTAGTGGTTCTTTATTCCAGGTTAATGATAAGATTGCTGGTGCGACCATTTCGGCAATTACTTCTTCCGATGGCGTAGATACTTTGACTGTGTCAGAGCTTGCTAATGAAGTTGCTGCAAATGCGATTGTATCGGATTACGATAAGACTAAGGATGTACTTCTTGGATTTTCATACGATACTCTCGATATAAGAGATAAAGAAGCTTCTATCGCAGCAACTCCTACCTTACAGGTAATGGAGGTAGAGGAAGATTCACTCCCTTATCCTATCAATGATGAGATTAAGGAAGGTATCAGAGCAAATGGTATCGCTTTGTTCAAAATTCAGTAACCTTTAAAAGTGGAGATTATAGATTATGAATAGTATTTTGAAAAATCTGCAAGACCCAAAGTCTTTTCAGACCTACATTGACGAATACATGAAGACTTCCACCTACAAGGCTGAGTGGAAGAACGAGTTGAAGCCTGTTGAGTATTGTGCTGCAAAGGTATATCAGGCAAATATGGCTACCTATGCTGCTGCTATGGTTGGTTCTGTTGTCGCTAAGAACGCAGAGCGTCCATTGCATACCATGCCTGATTGGGGTCAGCTTACTGGCTCTATCGGTCGTATCGCCGATGAGTGGGAGCTCGATAACGATTACCTCGAACAGATGCACCTCTTGGAGGGTAAGTTTAATGATATGTCGGGACGTGGCGGTTATACACAGTCACAGCTCAATGCTAAGTACGATGAACTTATCAAGTACTCATTCAAACCTTTTGAGTTGGCGGTTATCTCTCCTCATAAGCGTATTGATATGTTGTATTTTGAGGGATTGTTCAAGGGTACTCAGACTGTATCACGTACCAATAACTCTAAGGCTAACGTATCTTATACCTTTGATTTGGGTGTCAAGCAGCTCTCTGCTACCACAAATTGGGGTGAGGTGAACGCAACTCCTATTGAGGATATTAAGAAATTGAAGGACGAGGCTCGCAAGAAGGGTCGTAAGATTCTGCGTCTTCGTATGTCTGAGAACACATTCTTCGCAATGTGTAAAGCAAAGGAGATTAAGGACACCTTCCGCTTGAACCTCGGTCAGATTACCATCAATCCTACTGCACCGATGATTAGCGTTGACCAGATGAATATCTATCTGCGCTCTATCCTCTTGCCAACAATTCAGATTGATGAAGATAAGTTTGTTGAGCTGCCTGACAAGACAGTCTTTAACCTTATCCCAGATAACCGAGTTGTTGCGATGTGTGCCGATAAGGTGGCTGTACCTAAGTGCGCTGAGTGCTTGGAGGCTATTGACCCAGTTGATGGCGTTTCTTACTCTACATACGATAACAACCTTATCGGTTATTGGAGAGATAAGAAGGGTTATCATCTTACCAACGAAATGTGGATGCAACCAGTATTCGATGGTATCGAAGACTTCTTTATCTTGAAGGTTGGTGCTTAATGCACTGACCCTCAGTTATGGATATATTGATTTAATAAGTGAAACTTCATAAGATAACAAGATTAGCATGACAATTTCAGAAGCCATAGCAAGCGAGATTCAGCCTTTCTCTACCTCTGATGAGACTTTGGAGAAGATATTTATTGATGCTACTGATAAGTTTAGCATCACGGCATCCGTGGCTGATGAATACTCTGTAGCGGTAAAGAAACCCGTAGCCTATGCGGCTATGCGTATCCTCTACAAGATGAATCCATTATCAAGTGAGAATGTTGGCGGTATCTCTCAGAGTTACAAGAACGACAAGAATCTCATTGATAAAATGATTAAATCTATTGCGAAGGATGCTGGATTGGATGCTGACCTTGTTATTGATAGTACTTCTGATGATTATTGGATTCAGAGTGTGAAGGTATGGTAATCAAATAGATAGCGTATGAACTTTGAAGATATACTTAAAGTAAAAGGTGCTCCACAAGATGGCTTTGATGAGGACGGAAATCCTATCGAACAGCACGAAGGAGAATGGCAAACCTTTGGAAAGTGCGTTATTTTGCCTAATTCGCAGGCGAAGATTATCACTCTGACAGACGGGCAGCAGTACGTGTATTCGCACGAAATCTATGCTCCTCTCTCAAAAGCAAAATACCCTCTCATACCGAAGGAAGGCGAAAAGGTTTGGATAACCAAGAAAGATGGCACGATTGATAAGGAAATGGAGGTTAAAGGCTTCGTAACCTTAAAGAAACGCTATCTTAGAATTTGGCTCTAATAGGCGGTAATATGGCAAAGGTTGAATTACAAATCAAAGGTCGTGAAGCCTTACAGAAAAGGTTGAACGAAAAGAGGCAGCAGATTATCAGTTACCTTAATATGCGTTTGATACAACTTGCCGAAGAAGCAGTTACCTACTCTAAAGAAAACAAAGGTTATCAAGACCGAACTGCAAATTTAAAGAACTCAATTTCATTCGCTCTCTACCTTGATGGGCAACTCATTACCTCGGCAGTTGGTAAGATTCCAAAGGCAGAAGAAGCGGAAGGAGGACAGGAAGGCGTAAGTGCTGCACTCGGTGAGTATGCACAGAAAGAAGGTGTAGTAGCACCCAAAGGGTACTCTCTCGTTATTGTTGCTGGTATGAACTACGGTAAATACGTAGAAGATAAAGGCTACAATGTCTTACACCTTACAAAGTATTTCCTTCGTGACGAAATGAAGAAGATTTTTGAAGAAGTAGCTGAAATGATTAAAAGCGATAGTTAGATATGATACTCGGTGATACAGCCGTTACGGCATTATATAAGTATCTCAATGATAATGTTGAGAGAATAGGCATAAAGAAAGGTCGTATCTTTAAATATGAGATACCCGAGAAGTTGGCGGTTTGTGATTATATCGCAATCAATCATCTTCCCTTTGTGTATAGTGATGCTATTAATGAGGGTGTAGTGAATCTGAATATTCATTGCCCTAAGACCTTATCAAATCTACCTAACATAAAGAAACTCTCTGATTACTCGGAGAAGATTCTTTCTCTGTTTGGTGACGGTACTTACCTCGGTGGCTGTTACTTCGATTTCTACTCTATCTCTCGCCCAACTCGTGATAATGATAACACTTATTACGTCAATATAAAATTTAATGTAACGTATAATAATTTAAAAGAATAAAATTATGGCAAAGAATGGTGTATATGGCTTGGAAAGCTTCAGTTTTGCCGATTGTGTCGAAAATGGCGGCTACCCAACCACATGGAGCGACAAAATTAAGGCTGTCGTTTCTGGTAGTTTGAGCTTTAACGACCAAGCGGCACAGACATCGGATGTAGAGGTTGAGGATTCAGAAGACCCTTACGCAGTGCTGACCACATCAGCAGCAACAAAGGGCTTTACCTTGCAGACATACGATTTCTCAGAAGATAACTTCACGAAGCTTCTTGGTTATACAAAGGATGAGGGTACTGGTGGTAAGGATGCTTGGTTGAATGAGCTTCCACAAGAAACCGAGATTTATAAGGCAGTTCAGATTGTGACAAAAGATTTGGATGATATTCCTTCTCGTACCTTCCAGTGGTCTAAGATGAAACTTACAATCACTCGCAGTGGTTCTATCGGTAAGAGTGGACTTCCTAATCTTAACATTGAGTTCCGTCAGATGGCGGTATTCGATGCAAAGGGTGACAAGAAAAGCGGTCATCGTAATATTCTCACAAAGGATATTAGTGCTATGGCTATAAAAAGTAAGTAAAGCTTTTATCTTTTATATGATTTAAAATTAAACTTCAAAAGGCGGTGAGGTAAGGGAACTTTCCCAAGCCGCACCGCTTTTTTTATGTTATAAAACATATTTTGATATGAAAACATCAGATAAGGAAAAGGTAGCAAAGACGCTTGCCGAGGCATCTGTAAAGATTAAGGTTGGTAAGTTTCGCTTTAGAGTGAAGCCGCTTACTTTTATGCAGATTTACGAAATGGGTGTATTCGGTAGCTCTATCAAAGAACCTACATGGAAGGAAGGCGATAAAGTTAATATAATCCCTCTTTTGTTTGAGCACTCTGAGACAGCTCGTTTAATGAGTGAGATTTTTATAGTGTGTGCCTTTCGCAAGAAGTGGGCACGCAAGGTATGGGGGCGATATATACGCAAGCACCTTGGTATTATGGCATTCAATGAGCTTGTGAAGTTTATCAGCGGTTCGTTTAATGCAAATTTTTTCTTAACCTCTATAATTTTCCTGACTCAGACGAAGATAATGACGGAGCCGAAAACGACTCCCCGTGGGCAACAATCGGACAAGTAATGAAGTACTTTCGTATGAGTTACGAGGAGGTCGTATTTAATCGCTCATACATTAATATTATTCTGCTTAACCGCTCGATTCCGTCCTTTAATACAAATACCAAGGAAGAACCGAAAAAAGGCAGCAGACAGCAAAAGAAGCCGCAAAAAGAGTATCATAAGATAGATGAGCCAATCTCTGCTAATGATTTCTTTATGGGCTTGATGTAATAATCACATAAATAAGCAAACAATATGGCAGCAGCAGATGAAATACTTGGAATCAGCGGACAGATGGATATTTCCGATATTCAAGCATCACTTGACAAGCTCTGTGATGGATTGAATCGTGTCGGCGTTGATACAGAAGCCTTATCTCAGAGAATGAATAAGGCACTTAACGATGTGGCGCAATCCGATGAAGACCTTGCAACAAAGACCACCAAGGCTATGCAGGTTCTTAAATCTGCTATGGATGAAGCTACGAAGGGGATTCAGATAGTACCTGAAATGATTGATACCGCCAATAAACGAGTAGAAACCATTGAAGGTACTATCGGCAAACTTAATGAGCAGTTAGCTAAGACTGAAAAAGGCTCAGAGGCATTCGGTTCGCTTACCAAGCAAATTGATGCTCAAAAGCATTCTTTGGAATTGGCGAAAGGTGATGTAAAAGAGCTTGTTGAATCTTATGATGGTGTAAGAAACTCTATCTCTCAGGTAAATGGTGCGTACCAAGCATTAAGTGCTTTCTCCGTTGCAAGCACAAGCGCAAATGGTGTTCAATCCGCAACGAATATTGCTGTAGGGGCTACGGCTACAACGGCAGCAACCGCCACATCAGCAGAAGCAGCAGCTCACGTAGCAAATGCCGAGGCGGCAACACAGAATGCCGAAGCGGAAAATCAGAACGTAGAGGCAACTAGACATCTGACAGAAGCTTTGCAGCAATATATTTCCGTTGCTTCGGGTCGTGCTGAGATTGAACGAATGCAATCCGAGAGCACAAAGGAGCTGAAAGCAGATATGAAGTTGTATGAGAAGGCTATTGAAGATATTCAAAATAAGCTTGATGCAACTGATTTTGCTAAAAATATCGAGGAAGCAACGAAGAAAATAGAAGTGCAGAAATCAAAGATTGAGAGCTATAAGAATGCTATGAACAATCTTTCTGCTGCGGATAACGAAACAGGAAATGGTGCTAACTACTACAATAGGCTTATAGAGAAAGCACAGGAAAATATTGATGCCCTTCAATCAAAAATCAATGATTGGCAAACAGAACAGCAGCGACTTAATGCAGACCTTCAGCAATACAATGCTCTTCTCGAAGCTGCGAATAAGATTCAGGGCGGTTCAACCATCGTTCAGTCTGATGCAACATCAACTGTTAAAATCAACGTTGAGGACACATCATTATCAGAACTTACTTCTAAGCTTGATGAGAGTAAGCAGAAATTGCAAGATTTAGAAGCAGAAGCTTCTAAGATGGATGGAAAGCCACTTGGAGAAAAGCAGAAAGAAGACTTGCAGAAACTACAGTCTGAGATAGAAAAGACAAAGAATAATATTTCTGTTTTGCAAGAGGCTATCCGTGAGAAGAACGAAGAAACTTTTATCGGTAGATTACGTAATCAGATTTCCGATTCATGGCAGAAGATTTCCGATTTCGGACAGAGCATAAAAGATAAAATTACTCAACCTATTGATGAGCTGAAAGCAAAAGTAAGCGGTTCTTCCATCGGTCAGCGTTTTAGTGAGGAGTTCGCACAAGCAAAGTCTGGTCTAAATAACTTTAAGGACGGAATCATCAATATAATGACTGCCAATGGTAAGTTGCAAGGTGAGATTGGTAAGGTCGGCGAAGCTTTCAAGGCTCTTGGTATTCCCGTAACGGGTTCTCTTACGGCTATTAAATCTGTAACAAAAGCTCTGTGGGGAATGTGCGCAACACCAGTAGGTGCGGTAATTGCTGCAATCGCTCTTGCTTTCAAGGCGGTGCATACCTGGATGACTAAATCCGCAGAGGGTCAGAAAGTCTATACAAAGCTGATGGCATACTTCGGTTCTCTTGCTAAGTCTATCACTGATATTGTGATTATCTTCGGAGAATACTTGTACAAGTGCTTCACTAAGCCAAACGCTCCTCTTCGTGACTTCGGTAACAATTTCGTGAAGACGTTTAAAACCGCCGTAAAAGCTGCGGTGAACCTTATTGGTGGTCTTGGAACAACCATTAAAGGTGTATTAAATATGGATTGGGACACCTTTACCGCTGGTCTTAAAAAAACTTGGGATGGAATTAAGGGTGCTGGCGAAACTGTTATTGATGCATTTAAAACGAGTGTGTCAGGTGCAATAGGCGCAGTTAAGACCGCTTATGATGCTTTTACTAATGAAGATTTATCAAAGAAGTTAGGAGCGGCATTCAATGGAATACTTACAAAGGCAGAGCAAGCGGCTTCCCTTGCAGGTAAGATTCAAGAAACGCAAATCGCTATCAATAAGAATACAGAGGAGCAGTATAAACTTAACGAAAAAATCGCCGAGATAAAGAATAAGATATATTCGTTGCAAGGTAAGGAAAAAATTGCAGCCATTGAGGAGGCAAGAGCACTTGTTAGGCAGAAATATGATTATCAGATAAAACAGCAGCAGAAACTCGTAGAATTGCATGAAAAACAAGCAAATCTGCACACTAAATCATTGCAAGATATTGCCGCAGAGCGTGAACTTAGAATACAGGTACTGAGAACGCAAGTTCAGCAGAATAGTGAACAGAGAATGCTCATCAGACAAGAGGAAGCAGCAAAACGTTCTCTAGCGAATAAAGCAAAATCGGATACAAAGAAGGATGCTATTCAGCAAAAGCAGATTAATTCAGCAGAGGGGAAGCTTGATGATGTTATCTATAAGAATGCTTATGAGAGAGCAAAAGCTTGGCAATCTTTGGAACAGGAGGTAACCGATGCAAAGATTAAGGCGATGAAAGAAGGCGAAGAAAAGGTCATTGCCGAGCGCAAAAGAGAGCTATCCAAAGAAATTGAGCAGATTGAAGAGCGAAAGAATGCAGCTATCAAGGCTGAGCGTGACCGACAGAAAGCTGAATTTGACGCACAGCAATCTGTTATCAAGGCAAAGGGTGGTAAGGCTGAGACTTGGGATGATAAGAAACATCTTGATTCAAAGAATATTAAGAAGATTACCGAGCAGTATACCATCATTGAGCAAAAGACTGTAGAATCATATAATAATGAGATTTATGCCGATGAATTAAAATCATATCGTGAATACCTGAAGGAGTATGGTAACCTCGAACAGCAGAAGCTCGCCATCGTTGAGGAATATAACGAGAAAATCAAAGAAGCAAGGGCAAAGGGTAATATTTTCGAGGAAGCAAAGTTAAAAACTGACCTTGAAGAGCAGCTAAAGAAGCTCAACTTTAATGATTTCAAGGATTCTATTAACTGGGATTCTGTTTTCTCTGATATGGGAAGATTGAGCAAATCTTATCTCGAAAACCTAAGAAAAAAGCTCAAAGACCTTCTCGGTTCGGGTACTCTTGATATTGATGATATGAAGGTTGTGTCAGAACAGATTAGTAAGATTGATGATGCAATTTCAGAGCAGACCGATAAGTGGGGATGGTCTAACGAGAAGGTGCGTGAATATAATCGTCTCTTGCAAGAGGCTGCTGACGCACAAGAGCGATTAAGAAAAGCTACAGTTGAGCAATATAATGCACAGGAACGACAGTCCTCTACGAGGATTGCTATACAAAAAGTCTTTGCTGAAACGGGTGTATCTGTAAGCACAAATAAGATAACCTCTCAGAACAAGAGCGCACTCTTTAATGAGAATAAGATGAATCTCAGTAATGAACAGCTTGAAAAATTAAAGAAACTCTTTGATGAGCTCGCTGTTTCTGAGGTAAAAGTCGGAAAGGCAACAAAGGACGTAAAGAAGGCACAAGAGGATGCAAATATATCACAAGATAAGGCAAGAAAGTCAATTAAGGAGATTGCTAATGAATGGGCAGAAAGCATCGGTAACGTTGCTAAAAAGCTACAAGAAGCAAGTGAATTGATTGATGTTCTCGGTTTCGGTGATTCAGACCTTGGAAAGAAGCTTAAAAGTGGTGCAGATGCCTTCAATAAGGGTTCGCAAGCGGCATCAGACTTTGCTACGGGCAACTATATCGGGGCAGCTATTAACGGCGTAGGGGCTATCAAATCGCTTGGTAGTGCTCTTGGTATCGGCAATGGAAGTAATGCGAAGGAGGTTGCGGAGACTACAAATCGCCTTACAGAATCCAACGAGCGATTGCAATACTCTATTGAGCAGTTGAAGAGTTCGATTGATAAGACCTCGGGAATGAGTGCCGTTAGCAATTATCAAAAAGCCTATGATGCACAGAAGCAAATCAATAAGCAGAGTATGGAAATTCTTCAATCACAGATGGGTTACCACGGCTCGCACCACTCTAACGCTTATTATTGGAATCTGTCAGCACAGGACTATGCGGCTATCAATCGCACGTTAGCACAACAGTCAGCGGTCAGAGGAGGCTATATTAATTCTACGATAAACAAGGTAAGTTCTTTGGAGGATATTTATAAGCTCACTCCAGAGCAGATGAAGGATATTCGCACATACAACCAAGATGTATGGAAGAATATGACCGACCAAGGTAAATATGATAAAACCGAATATTGGGAGAATTATACCGACCTTGCCGAGAAGCTTGAAGAGCTGACTAATAAAATCAATCAGAATCTTACGCAGACAACCTTCGATTCGTTAAAGGACAACTTTATCAGCAATCTTATGGATATGAGTAAATCGGCGCAAGATTTCGCAAATGATTTTACAACGATGCTCAATAAGTCTATGCTTAACTTTGCCGTTGATGACCTTGCTAATAAGAGACTTAAAGCCCTTTATGAAAAATGGGCAGATAAGATGAAGCAAGGACAGCTCTCTAATGATGATTTGGATATACTTAAAAAAGAGTATGATAACATCGTTGATGAAGGTTTGAAGATAAGAGATAATATTGCTGCAATAACAGGGTATAAAGAGGCGAAATCTCAGCAGACAGCAACGGGCAAGGGTATTGAGGCTATCACCGCAGACCAAGTAAGCAGCCTTATCGGCATCGGTTATGCGGTACAGATTGCACAAGAGCAAGGAAACGAGGTTCGTAAGGCTATCGCTATAGATGTATCTTCTTTGTGCATCTATGCTGCGCAGATATATAATAATATCTCAGAAATGCGAGATATTCAGTATCAAGGGTTGGAGCAGTTGGAAGCAATCAATAAGAATACTGCACCTATTATATTGATACGTGAGGACATCGCAAGTATGTATAAATTAATGAAGGATAAGTATTAAGTTATGAAGAATGATGCTTTTATTAAATTGGTCGATGAAGCGGATACTGCTTACATTGACCTTGATACTTTCGGTATTACATTGGTAAGGGGTTGGCGAGAAGCTCTGCTGACCCCTGCCCCAGTAAAAAGCTATGTAACTAACGATAGTCGATTGGAACATGGGCAATCGGTTATCGCTACATCGAAGTATGCAAAGAAAGATAAGCGTGAAGTAAGTATCTCTTTCTTCCTTGAAGGTAGTTCAGAAGAAGATTACTTACAGAAGTATGAGGCTTTCCTTGATAAGATTGCTTATTCGGGTGAGTTTTGCTTAAAAGTTCCTCGCTTAAAGAGGGTTTTTAAACTTGTTTACACGCAATGCTCGCAGTTTGGTGATTATGGTCTAAAAAAAGGTAAATTTGTACTCAAATTAACGGAGTATAACCCGAATGATAGAATTAAGTTATGATTAAGATATATGATATTAACGATAAATTGCTGATGCAAGCAGAGGTAACATCAGCGGCGAAGAGAGAACAAGATATGTCTAAGTCAGATTATATTTCTCTGTCTTTCTCTGCTGCTGAGAAGGTTATTCTGCCCATTGGTGCGTATATCAATTATACATATAAGATTGATAAAGTAAGAGAGGTTACTAGGAAGTTCCTTCTCTTGGAATCGTATGAGCCTACTCAATCAGATGAATGCTCTTGGAAGTACACTCCTCAATTCCAGCATCCGAAGATGATTCTATCGAAGACCCCATTTTTTATCTATACCCGTAATTCACAGAATGTAGAGGTAAAGCAAAATGTATGGTCTTTCGTAGGTACTACATCTGCACTTAGCGAAAAAATAAAAGATTTCCTTAACAAGGATTTAATGTTTGGCGAATGCGGATGGAAAGTTATCTTTTCAAATGTAACGGCAAATACTGTCAATGTATCATTCAGCGATAACGATTTTATTTCTGCACTTACAGCAATTACAAATGCTATTGGAGATAACTGCGAATGGCATATTGACTATGATGATGAAATTATCTACATCGGTAAGGTCTTAATCGGTGCAACTCCTGTCGTTTTAGAGGTTGGAAAGAATGTAGGTGTACCAAGTATCAATAATAGCAAAGAAGGCTACTATAACGCTTTCTCTATCTTCGGCGGTACTAGAAATATTACACAAGTAAATAGCAAAGGTGAGAATGTTTCATCTGGCGATATTCGTCTGCAATTAGATGAGGGCAATGGTACAATATTAATAGACGGAAAGGAACGCTCCTACTCTATTGATAAGTATTCTACCCTTGACCTTAGAGCGGATAAAACGAAAGAACCTCTCTTTACGAAGGTGCTTGATTTTTCTCAGATTTATCCTTCGCTCAATACCTATGTATATAATGTACGTGGGCGAGTTAAGTATGTGCTTGATGATAATAATAAGAAAATACCTATTTCTTATAATGCTGATGGCTCGGTTAAGGAATATAAGACCTTTACAGTATGGTATATGAAATTGGCTTATCCTACTACAGAAAAAGTAGAAGGAAAGACAATTATCAATACAACAGTTGATGATGGCGTTACTCATTATTGGTATGACTTTGAGGTTACAGATGATTTGCTTATCAATGGTAAGAATATCGGATGCTCATTTGAACCAAACTTTAATACGGGTGCGCTTTCTACTCCACTTGCTGGTCGTGGCTCTAACGGCGAATATGTAGGCTTTGAACTTATCTATCATAAAGAGGCATCATCCTCGCATACGTCAGATGATGTTAGTGATAGTAATTTCTCTGTATTGGCTGGTGATTACGAAATTATCTATCAAGAGGATAATGAGGTCATTATACCTACAAATGAAGCAGAAATGCTCATTCCTCGTGGAGAAAGCAAACCTTCTTTGAAGTGTAATATCACGGTACTCTATAATATTGCAATGGCTGATACTATCTATTACGAGGATGCTCAAAATAGATTGTTAGAGAAAGCAAAGGAGGAGATTGTGCGATTACTCTCTGATTTGAATAACTATGAGGTTAAATCATATTCTGATGTATTCTTGGAAGATAACCCTCAACTACAAATCGGTCAGAGTATAACGTATAAGGACGGACACGGATATGAGCTTGCGACAAGAGTGTTGAAGCTATCGACTAATATTGATTACGACTTTATTCAGTCAATTACAATAGGCAATCAAGTAATTAAGGGCACTATCACGCAGCTCAAAGAAGACGTACAGACAATTATTGCGAGCGGAGGAAGTAGCGGTAACGGAGGTGGATATTCCGTTTCCCAGCTAAGAAAACTCATAGCGAAGTACGGAAGTGATAATTTTATATCTAAGCAGTTCGATGACATTGCAAAAGGCACTATCACTTGGGAAAAGCTCCAGAAGTTCTTGAAGGGAATGAAGGTCGGGGCGAACGGGGATTGGACTCTTGACGAACTAGATAACACCCATCTAACCACAGATTATCTACAAGTCCGAATGAAAGCAATCTTCGAGACCTTGGAAATATTGCATACAGACACATTGGGTGGTGAATTGTTCATTACCCCAGTAGGCAGTAACCGAATATTGAAGGTTGAGGAGGTGAATATTACCTATGATGGTGTTAGTCAGAAGGCTTACAGATGCTACTTCCTTGGTGAGCAAGATGGTTCAAAGGTGGAGAATAAATGGAAGGTTGGAGACCAAGCAAGGAGCAAGAGCTTCAATCTTACGGCAGGAAAGTATCATAACGTAGGCAACCATTACTATTGGAGGCTAGTCATCGGTGTGTCTTCCGAGGCAGTGGAGATAGATGGCAAGAAATATCATTATGTGGATTTATCGGACATCGACAAGGACGCAGCCAGCGATGAGCCTATGGTTGATGACATTCTGAATCAGTGCGGTAATAGAACGGACATCACAAGGCAAAGTTGCTTGGTATTCTCTGCCGTTGACACCTATTCCCCTTGCATAACGCTCTATCACGGAGTTGACGGCTACACATTTAATAACAAGGAGTATGTGAACTATGGCGTGAACCATTCCACGAACAAGGCTTTCTTCAACGTCTATGGTGATATGTATGTTGGCGATAGACCTACAAAGGAGAATGGCTATGAGGGCAGCTCTTATATCAGATATGATAGCAGTACTAAGCAAGTGTCTGTTAAGGGTAAGATTTCCGCTAAATCCACTGTGGATGGCAAGGAATTGTCTCAGTATATCAAGGAGAACACCGATGATACCGTTGCCAACGCAGCCATAAAGGCAGCAGAAGATGCTCAGAAGGCGGCACAAAACGCACAGAAGGACATTACGATCCTCGGAAATACGGTCACTGGTAACAAGAAGGAATTTGATAATTATGTTACCAATGGCTACCTAGAGCCTTCCGAGATTGCGGCAATGGCGCAGGATTCTAAGCGACTTGAGGATGATTTTGCGGCAGCACAGAAGTCGTACAATGAGGTGAAGGAAGCAGAGGTGTTGGCAAACACTAATGAACTCATTGGCCTCAAAACCGCTTTCGATACACTCACTACAGCCAAGACGGAACTCGTTACGTATCTCTCAGATATATCAGCAAGATACAATGCGGCTAATACTGAGAAAAAGGCTACCATCGTATCTGCTGTCGGAACGAAGTTTACCAACTTCCAAAGCGCATATTCTGCCTTCTATGACAAGTTGGGTTTGGCAAACGCATATATCACTAGCAAGATATATGGCGACCTCGGTGTAGTTATCGGTGACGTAACCAGCCTTGCTTACTTAAAGAAGGCTCTGATGGATGCTACCGATACTGAGATTAACGGAGGTCTGGTTCTTACATCACTCATCGGTTTGCGAGACACGGGCGGAAACACTACGGCAGGTATCAATGGTATAACGGAGAAGTCTGCAAAGGGAGGTGGCATCGCTGCTTGGTTCGGTGGCGAAATGGTTGATAAGGACTACAACGATGGATCGAAAACTCCTGCTAACACCATCTTCCGCTTCGATGGCTCGGGCTATGTGGCAGGTGGCGCAATCTGGTGGGGAACTGATGGTAGGGTTCACGCAGACCCGACATCGTTTATCATCAGCGAGAAGAATCTTGGCGCATACCTCACCTTTTTCGAGCCGACTTGGAAGGCAGGAAGTGCAGGAACAAGCGTTGCTGACCTCGTGTCTTTGAAGCCAAACGCTCCATTCTCCAAACTTGGCGTATCGGGCGATGCTACATTCGAGGGCACAATCTCCTTCCATGGCATTAAGCTCACGTATGATTCCAAAAACAAGGCTATCAAAATTGATGGCAATCTCTATACCACAGGTGGTATCACGGCATACGGAGCAGGAGCATCTACCACGGGCGGTGGCGGCTTGATTGCAAGCGTAATCAGCTATGCGAGAATCTTAGAAGGAAGCTATACGGATGCAGACTTGACTAGTATTCCGAATGCCTATGCTATCAAGGCTCTCAGCAGCCGAATTGACAACATAGCCACAGAACTTGGCGGTCTTAATCTCTCTTGGAATAACATCACGGGTAAGCCATCAACATTCACACCTAGTGCGCATACCCATAAGTGGACAGAAATCACTGACCGCATCACGAAGGTAAGCCAGCTTACCAATGATAAAGGGTATCTGACTGCTCATCAGTCTCTCGCGAGCTATTATACCAAAGCGGAGATTGATGCAAAGGGCTATACTACCAATAAGGGTACTGTTACATCTGTAGCTCTTACCCTTCCTACTGGTTTGACGTGCTCAACTAAGACTATCACAACAAGCGGTACGTTTGCTATTAGTCTTGCTTCTGGTTACTCCATCCCAACAACGGCAAAGCAGACGGCTTGGGATGGTGCGGTATCAGCAAAGCATACTCATAGCAATAAGTCTGTATTGGACGGCATTACATCAACGAAGGTAACTTGTTGGGATAGTGCCTATGACTGGTACGCCCTTATAACTACTGACGAGGAGACTGCGGACGGCGTTATCAATAAGTGGAACGAGGTGGTGAGCTTCCTCGCCAATATTGCGCAGACAGACACTTTAAGTGGTATCGTTGATGGAATCAATAAGTCTATATCTGACGAGGTAACAAGAGCGAAAAAGGCAGAAGGGGTGAACGCTTCGGGCATATCCACCAACAAGACGAGTATCACCACCTTGCAGGGCTACTTTACAAGCGGTTCAGCGAAAAAGGCTCTCCAGCTCACGAATACTCACAAGCTTTGGGGTAACTCGTTTAACGGTACTGCCGATATTAACGGAAGTATCATCGTGCCTGACGGAAAGTACATCTCCATCGGCAACATAAAGATGGAGTATGATGCAACCAATAAGGCGTTGAAGATTACGAACACTACGACTAGCGAGGTGGCAAACCTCTATACTAGTGGTGGTGTTTCTGCCTATGGTGTTGGGACATCATCATCCAGTGGTGGCGGCTTGAACGGCAGTGTGAAGAGTTATTCAAATGCCTTGAAGCTTACATCAGAATCGCTGTCTGAGATAGCTTCTGCCTACTCTATTAAGGCTCTTGATTCTCGTATCTCTAGCTTGGAAGGTGGTAGTGCTACTGCTATTTCTGTCAGCGGTAGCGGTAATGCGGTTACGTCTGTCACCAAGGATGGTACTACTATCAGCGTAGTTAAAGGTAGTACGTTCTTAACTAGTCATCAGTCACTTGATGGTTACGTTAATGCAATATCTGTAAGTGGAAGTGGGAATGCTATCACGTCTGTATCTAAAAGCGGAAAGGGTATTACATTTACTAAAGGTGCTACATTTTTAACTTCTCACCAAAGTCTTGCTAACTATTATACCAAAAGTAGTGTAGATTCACTTCTTAGTGGTAAGTCGGCAACTAGTCATACACATAGTGTTAAGATTAACGGTGTTACTAAAACTATTGCAGCTACTGGTGGAACTGCTGTAGATTTAGGAACTTATCTTACTTCTCATCAAAGTTTAGCAGATTACGCTAAGAAGAGTGAAATACCTACAAAAGTAAGTCAACTTACTAATGATACTGGTTATATTACTTCTAGTGGAAGTTGTGCTTATGCTACAAGTGCAGGAAATGCTGACAAGGTTGATGGTGTTCACGTTACTTGGGCAGGTGAATTAACTTCTACTAATCACCTTGTGGCTTGGGAAGCTGATGGTTCAGCTCTTAGAGATATAAAACCTGCTAATGTTACTGTAGGTAACTCTGATAAATTAGATGGTATTCATGCTAACGGTCTTCTTACTGCTCTATCTAATTCTGATAAGGGAATTAGTATAACAGTTGGTGGAACTACAAAAAGCGTTAGTAATATTAGTGTTAATTATGCTAGTAGTGCTGGAAATGCAGATACTGTAGATGATGTTCATGTAAATCAACTATGCCGTATTTATACGTTTAAAGTTCATAATCATATTATCAAAGTTGGTACATTAACGTCTGGTCAATATGGTCATGTTTGTAAATTAAGATTTAACTCAGGCATTGGTTATAATGCGACAAATCAAGATAAAGCTATGACTGTTGTAATTAGAGCTTCAAATGGTAATGCAAATTCTAATGGATTCTATTTTGAAGCTCATAGTGAGTCTTATAGAGCAGGAAAGTTTACAACATTCTATTTACATCAGACTAGTAAAACCCAATGTGAACTTTATATGGCTGCTTTTGATTACTCAGGACAATCCACTTATGAAATTAGTTTTTCTGCTGGTGATTTGTGGACAAATGAAATGAGTGTTCAAAGTGCTTTGCCTACATCTAATATATTCACATTACCTAATTATCAAATAGCATATAATGATTATAATGTGGCTTCTGCAACTAGACTTCAAACTGCAAGAACGATATGGGGTCAAAGTTTTGATGGAACTAATAATGTTGATGGTTCGTTAACTATAACTAATAGCGGTTCAGATGACCCTCATATTATATCTACAGTAAGTAAATGGTTTCATATTGTATCTAAATATAAACTTGTTTTATATGCTGGAGAATATAATAGTAATCAAACAGATGCTATAAATATATTATCAAATCATAATGTAGGTATTGGAGTAAACCCTTCTTATAAACTACATGTTAAAGGTGATATATATTCATCTGCTACTATTAGAACTGCTGCTCAAAATCATGCTATAATGTTAACTAACGATGCCAGTCCTGCTTGGATTAGTGCTCTTGAAGGTCAAGTAATATTCAATACTGGTAAGGCTATTCGTTTTGGTGAAACTGCTTGGAATTGGAATGAATGGGCTGGACTTAAATATACTCATTCTAATAAAACTATTTATCTTGGTATAGCTGATAATTCTGTGTTTAATGCTAATAGTGCACAAAGTAATGGTACACTTAGACTTGCAAGTATTACAACTATAACTCCTGATAGTGGAGCTAGAATTGGAGGTAGTGGTGGTGATTTATTCCTAGGTAATAACAATAATAGTGGTTGGGTTAAAGTTCAAGACATGTGTAGTCAAGTAAATAGTAGTTATTGGAATATAACACAATATGGTAATGCTACTTTTAGCAGTATTAGTGTTAAAGGATCTACTATTATTAATGGTGAAACTACTATTAACAACTTATTAACAGCTAAAGATATTCTTGCTAAAGGTGGAGTTACAGCTTATCAGTCTTCTGACATCCGCCTGAAGCAGGATTTGCGCAAGCTGGACTACTTGGGTATCATCAAGGCAATGGGTGGCACTTATGGCTTCGCTTGGAAGAAGGACAACACAAGGTCTATCGGTTGGATTGCCCAACACGTCTTGTGCAACCCTCACTTAAAGGACATCGTGGAGACTGACGAGAAGGGCTATTACAAGATTAACTACTGGTCTCCGAAGCTGATTGCAACGGCATTCGGTGCTATCGAGCAGGTGGGCGATGAGGTCGGCAGGTTGAAGGCTCGGGTGGTCTTCCTTGAATCAGAGGTTCTGCGATTGAGTGGAGATAAGGAAGACTGCAACAAGAAGAGATTAGATAACAAGAATATTAATTTATTAAATTAGTTAAGAAAATGGAGAATTTAAAGATTAACAAGAAGAGTGAACAGACAACCGCCACTTATACCAAGGGCGGCTATCGAGTAGAAATCACCTACAATGTTGACAAGACGGGTGGCAACATCGAGAGCATCAATATGAGTATCTATGGTGACCCAAATGGTAATTATCTCGGCAATGCGAACGCAAGCTCCAACGGCAGCGAGCTGACCTACAACATCAGCGGTGTTCCGCAGAGCAAGCTCAGTGAGGTATCAGCATTGATTAAGGAGGTTAATTCCGCTATCGCCGCTAATATGGCAAGCGAGGCAGCAGAGTAAGTATTAACGCAGGGTGGCTCTTATAGAGCTGCCTTGCCTAGTGTTTTAAGTTCTAAATATCAAGCGTATGGAACGCTTTATATTATAGCTTGCGAAAGTGTTCAATGTAACAGTAGAGCAAGTTGTTACTAAAGAAGTTGTAACAGAATTAGAAACTAAAGTTGAATATTTAAAAAATAAAGATTATGTCTTACAATAGTGATAGTGGAATTATTAGTGCTCCTGTTAGCATTGATGATGTTAAACAAGCTCTTGGAGAGAGTAGCAATGACCTTGCTACTCTTTGTAAGAGTGAGAATATAAATATATGGAGTAAGTATAAACCTATTAGTTGTAAAGGTGAATTTAAAGAATATCCTATTAGAGAAGACTCTGATGAAATAGTAACATCTTCATATAGTAAATTTACTTGTGTTGTTCGTTGTGGTATGAATATACCTATGGATACTTATAAGAACTTACGTAATAATTATGGAGGAGAAGGTTTTGCAATTAATGGTTGTTACAACCTTTATTTAGATAATATATATGGAAAAAATAGTGGTATTAGTGCTGATACAACTACAATGGTATCAGGAAAACATTTTCCAAAAGGTGGTGCTAATTCTCCTTATAGATTAAGTGATTTTAGAAACTATAATAGTAAAGCAAAAGACAATAGATGTCTGACTTCTCTTCCTCAATATAATACTGTTGAAGTTTATTATTCTTCAATTCGTAAATTTAATTGTGTATTATATATGAATACAAATGTGGATAATAACACAAATCTTACTATGGATGATATAATACCTGATTTATCTTTAGCTTGGTCTTTTTGGATTCAAATTCGTTATGATTCACCATATAATACTATTGATAAGATTTATAAAAATTATTATGTTGGTAATTGCAAAAAACCAACAGATTATGTATATGCTGGTAGAGAAATAACTTTTGATATAGGTAGTGGAGATAAGGTTATTACTATTGTACCTTTTTTAGCATATACTCGTAATGCAACTTTATATGATGATACAAAAATAATTTTTATATCTCTTCCGGGTGCTATTAGTTTTAAATATTATCCTAGACAAATTAATATGGAAAGTATTAAAAGTGGTTCTAGTGGTTTTGTTGATTTCTCATCGTTGAGAGAATTAGTTGGTGCTAGTTGTATTTGTAAAGCTAAAATATATAAACTTCCTGATGGTGCATTAACAGTTACTGATGGTATGTTTAGAAGTGTTTGTACTTATGGTAATAATAAGACAACATACGGAAGAGGTTATGTATCTAATAGCTCTGGTCAAGGTATAGGTTCTGTAACTATTCCTGAAGGTGATAGAACAGATTATATTGAAACATATATAAGATTTGATAACGTTTATGAAGGAGGATATTATGGACAAAAGTGTCAATTATCTTTTGAAATTAATATAGATGGTGGATGGAAACAAGTTCCTCCAGGAGGTAGTTATATTATGCGTTAAAACGTAAATATTATTAATGTAACAAATGTGCTAGAAATGTATTTGTGGTTTACGTTCTCACCGAGAAAGCAGACACATTGCGACCTAGTGATTACCCAACGTGGGGGAGCTGATTTTTTAAATTCGTAAATTTTGCTCCTCTTGCATTGCTATTCGGAATTATTTTCTTAACTTTGCACTGTTAATAGGAAAGGTATTCTGCTATGGCAAACTGACGAAGAATATTGTATAACATAAAAATAAAGAAACAATTATGAAAAAGATTAAGACAATCGAGGCTGTTGCAGCCTACAGAACATTGAAGGCATTGAAGACATCATCAATGAGTGATGATGCCGCTATGCGAGTTTGGAAGAATATGAAGGCACTGCGCCAAGTAGCCGATACCTACGACAAGGATGTGGATGAAGCGCAGCAGAGCTTGAAGGACGATAAGTTCGAGGAGATGCAGTGCAAGCTTCAGGAGTGCCAGCAGTTGGAGCAGAAGCACGCCAATGAGGGCTACGAATACACCAAGGACGATTCAGCCAAGTTCGCTGAGGTCAATGAGTACTTCTTCAATCAGAAGCAGAAGACCGAGAAGTATTTCAAGGAACTTGCCGACAAGGAGGTAGAGGTAGCAATCGAGGCAGTTGACGAGAAGGAGTTGTTCAAGGCAGCGAAAGATTGCGGCTTGAAGTTCGCTGATATGGAGACCCTTGATGTTGTGATAGGATAAACACTGATAAGTAGATATAGAAATAGCGTTAGAATTTGGTAAGAAAGCCGTTCTAACGCTATTTTTGTAGCCGTCTACTTTCAGATTGTTACTTTTTATATAGTTTAACACAAAAACATTCTCATTTTCGTTATTTTTGTACAGAAAAGGGTATCTTTGCACCATCATTTATTTTAAATCAACGAATTATGAACAATTAACTATAGACAAAAGGAGGTATTTCAATGACAGAAGAACAAAAAGACGAAGTCCAACGGTTAGTTCAATCAGTCGGTGTTGTACAGTTGTCAAGAGTAATGTTTAAGGACATGGACGTTAGCGAAATTATAAACGTCATTATCCTTGCAGGTAGAGGCTACAGCATAAAGCTACTCACTTGGTTTAAGTATTATTGTGAAGTGATGCCTCTGCTTATCATGCTTTTTCATATTGCATGCATGGTAACATTTGCGTCTCATGAAAAAGAAATGTGCGTATGGTTTAAGGAGAATTGGGTATCGGCAGCATTTATCTATTTTTCCGTTTACATCCATCCGCTTGTACTTATAATTGCGAGCAGATTCTTTTGGCTCTGCTACAGATGGCGTATTCCGATGATCATCTACCTATTTGGGATAAATGCTATTCATATTGTATACTGGAATGTTTTTACCACCAACGAAATGGTGGAATCTAATGTTGTAATACTTGTAATGACCATTATATTTTATGTATATGGTTTTGCCGATAAGTATTACTCAGGCAAGGGCTGTCAAAGTTTAATCTCTAGATTATAATGATATGGGAAAGTTATTTGGTTATCACACCTTGGGAGTGTTATTAAAATCGTTATCGGATTCTTGTTTTCGAGCAGACGAGCAAGAGAAGAGAGGGGAGAAGGTAACTGCTTGCGGAATGAGTAGCGATGAGATAGAAGACCTTTGTGAGAACTATCTGCCGTATGCTCTCAACCCGATGCTATCTACCGAGGAAGTCAAGGAGAAGCTTCACGTTTCAGATGCCACCCTTAACAGAATGGTGGCAAGGGGCGAAATTCCGAACGGAGAATGCAAGAAGCGTGGGCACACCAGATATTGGAAGAAGTGGGATATTCTGCACTTTATTAAGAGTAAGAGAGGTAAGTGATTTCCTCTCTTTTTGTTTTCAATCCTTTCCAATCTTGCAAACATTGGAAAGGATTTTAATTCCCCCTATTTCGTGGGTTTTAAAAATACAATATTTCGATAAAATTATATGCGATATTATACAATTTTTCTGCAAAAATATATATTCGTTTATATGAAGGCATAAAGTTTTGCACTTTTTCGCTGAATCTATTTGATGATTAAATATTTTGTTGTATATTTGCAGCATTATTGTTTAATCATCAAATAGTTATAGTATGGCAGATAGAATTAAAGATATTGTCGTAGGCGTAGTTCTTGCACTCCTCGCCTATCTTAAACCGATTGAAGGCGAGTTATCTTCGCTTATGATCGTCTTCACCCTCAACTTTATTTTCGGTTATCTTAGTGGCATGATTGCAAAAGGAGAGAACTTCGAGTTAAAGAAAGCAGTTGTGTGCATCGGTCACGCTACCGTGTTCTTCGTCCTTTGTGCAGCAGTATATGCAATCGGGCGATTCAAAGGACAAATGGAAGGTTCCGTTCAATGTGTTTCCTTTATCTCGTATCTAGTATTGTGGTTCTATGGATGCAATATTCTGAAGAACTTGAAACAGATATTCAAGAAGGGGACCCCTCCTTGGTATGTTGTTAGCTTTATGTACTACCTCATGCGCTTCAAATTTATCGAGAAGATTCCATATTTGTCGGACTATCTAAATTATACAGAAAAGGAGGAAAAGATATGATTTTAGCGATTATTATGGTGGCAGCTATTATAGTAAGCATTATTGTATTTGGCTGCATTATTCAAAGAAATGATTATAGCGAGGAGGAGAAGTAAACATGGCTGATTCTAGTAAACTCGTTCCGTTTATCCTCAGTTGGGAAACGGACAAATATACAAATAACAAGCATGACAGGGGTGGCGCTACAAAATACGGCATTACCCTTGCTACCTGGAGAAGAGTCGGGTACGACAAGAATGGCGATGGTGTCCTTAACGAAGAAGACGTGAAACGCCTTACTGAGGAAGACTTTCATCGAGTTTTTAAGCAGAACTATTGGAATGCTTGCAAGGCAGATAAAATACAGGATCAGAGCGTAGCCAATATGCTGGTAGACTTCGCTTATAACAGCGGAGTTAGTAAAGCTGTAAAACATCTACAACTTGTATTAGGTATCACAGCAGATGGTATTATCGGTAATAAGACGCTGTATGCCATTAATAAATCCAATGGAGAAAGACTATTCGAAGCCTTCAAGAAAGATAGAAAAGCTTATCTAAAGAGAATTGCTGTCGGTGACCAGAAAGATTTTCTTAAAGGATGGCTTCGCAGACTTAGCTACATTACGTATGGTAATCTAAAATTGAATAAATGATGAAATGGTATGATATAAGATTTTGGAAATGGGCAACCATTACCCTAGTGGTAGGTCTTGCGCTTGTTTCTGTCTTAGGGTGCAGTACTCCTAGAGCAGTAACTACACAAACCTTCATCACAGACAAGCAGAGTGAAAAGAAATTCGATTCCCTCTTCACTACCCGATTGTCTTATGTCTTCGAGCAATGGCAACATATCCAAAAGCGAGAAACAGAAAAAGCTACCAAAGATAGCAGCTATGTAAAAGATAGCACAGCAACTCGATATGATGCGCAAGGGAATAAGATTGGTGAAGATCGTTTTCATTACGAGAGTCACTATTTATTAGAAAAGGAACGAAGAATGCTCCTCGATACCATCAGTACATATAAAGCATACAAAGATAGCTTTATATATTACAGAGGAAGATGTGACTCCTTATCAAAGATTGGTACCTCTCAGTTCTATAAGATTAACGCTCCTTCTATAAAAGAGAAATCTCTGTCAAGTATGCAGAAGATATTCTTAAAAACGGGGCAGATGTTTTGGTTCTGCTTTATACTCATAGTTATGTACTTACTATATATATCAAGGAAGAAAAAGAAAGAATCCTAGAAAAGTTGTTTAATTAAGGTTTTGAGATTTATTTTGGATAACTAGGGCGACTACTCGTGATGAGCGGTCGCCCTTTTTGTTTGCAAAGTAAATTCTTCTGTTCTAAGAGGATAAAAAATGAGCCTACCTACTATCACACTAAATCACTGATTTAGAGCTACTAACAGAAACTATGATAGAGTTATAGCCTATTTGCATACTATTTCCTAACTTTGCACACGTAACGTTACAAATAGTGTTAGTTAAATATTAAGGTTAAATTAAAAATTCGGGATATGGAAAGTAAAACTTACGTGTTCAATCCAGAGAGCGGCACAAGCGGCACAGGCTCTAATGGAATCTTGGCTATGCTTCCTGCACTCATGCAGAGACAGGGTGTTGACCCAGGTCTTATTGCACTCTTGAACAACCGTGGAAACGGAAATGGTTGGGGTGAAGACATCTTTGCTATCCTTTTGTTGTTCATCCTTATGGGCAATAATGGTATGGGATTCTTCGGAGGTAATCGCTGCATGGGTTCTAACGGACAGGGCGGTGTTGTACCTATGATTAACAATGATGCCAATACAGCCGTTATCATGCAGGCTGTTCAGCGCAATGGTTTCGACGTTCAGAGCTTGGCTACAGCCCTCAACACATCAAGTGACGCAGTCATGGCTGCAATCAATGGCTTAGGTCATCAGATTTGCAACCTCGGCAATCAGATGGGCATGAATGCTAATCAGATTTTGACTGCTATCATGCAGGGTAACAATGCCATCGCTACTCAGTTGGCAGAATGCTGCTGCAAGACCAATAACGCCATAACTGCAATGGATGGCAACCTCAAGTTGTCTATCTGTCAGCAGACCCACGCCATCAATGATACGGCAAATGCCAATGCTTTGATGCTCCGTGACAAGGCAGATGCCAACAATCAGTCTGTCTTGGCTAAGTTGGATCAGATGCAGACACAGGCAATGCAGGATAAGCTCGATGCTTTGAGAGAGAAGAATAGTGCCCTGCTTGCTCAGATTTCCAATGAGCATCAGACACAGGCTTTGCAGTCTTATCAGGCGCAGGTCATCACACCAGTAAATGCAGCTTTGGCTGCGCTGCAGGCAGAGGTGGCTGGTATCAAGTGCAAGTTGCCTAATACCATCAGTGTTCAGTACCCTCAGTACGGAGTATTCAACAAGGACGTTTATACTGCTGCCGCCATGGGAGCTTATGCAGGTGATGTAGCGGCTTCTCGTTCAACTGTAGGATGCGGTTGTTAGGAAAGGAGGTAACTATGTTCCCTTTATATCCATTCAATCCATTTATTCCAATCGGTCAGAGAAACCAAATCAAACTTATTGATGTAGGCGGTATCTATGAGTTGAAGACGAATGCCCAGCAGGTTACAGATGCTAGTGTAGACTATGGTATCAATCCTTGCTACTACAATGCTTTGCCTTGCGAGTGCATCGTGCTCTTGAAGATACATCAAGGAGTTGCCGCTGCAAGTGCGGCACTTCCTGTCACAATCGTAACTCCAAATAGTGGTTCGACCACTGTTAACGGAACTGCCAACACTAGTGGAACTACTTCCGGCACAACAAAGGTGCCAGTTGTTGATCATGCAGGAAAGGCAGTGACGGGAGCTAACATTTCTGAAACTACAGAGGCTTTGGCATACATCAATAAGAAGAGCGGTATTATCCGACTGCTTGGGTTTCAGCAGCCTACAGGTGGCTAACAGAGTATTAACTATGGGACAGATTGAAAAGTCTGTCCCTTTAAAAGAGAAAGAAAATGTTTCAAGGACTAAGACAGTCTTCTCTCTTCTACATCTTAGACAAGGGAGGAGAAAAGCCGACTCTAAAAATCGGTCAAGTAATATCGGTCAGCAATCCTCAGCAGAAATATCCTAGCTACGTGCCTGGTCAAACACCGACATTAGAAACTACGGTAGATGTTAAGGTGCAAGTAGAAGACCAGCAGGTCAATTTCGAAAAGCTGCCATCTACGGCACAGATAGTGAACTTCGGCAATGAAGGTGTTGTTGTCAGTGACAGCAGGGAAGCTATGTGCGCTGAGATAGATGCTATGTTGCGGCATTCCAAAGGAGTCGTGGAAAGTGTAGATTACCACAATGGAGTCATAAGCTCCTGCGAGGAAATGCTCACTAGAATCAACCCACAGATTGCTAAGGAAAAGCAGCAGGAGCAGGACATCAATAATCTCAAGTCAGAGGTCAGCGGCATGAAGGGAACGCTATCCAATATTGAATCCATGCTGTCTAAGGCTTTGAGTGGTAACAATTTTAAAAAGTAATTGCTATGGGATATATGGTAGAAATTACGGAAAACAAGTTCGATGAGCTTGTTGACAACTGCGAGGAAATGGTTCGAGCAGGTGGCAAGGTTATGAAGTGCTTGGATAGTTTGAAGCGCGAGCGTATGGGAAACCGTATGCCGATGCCAGACTATCGTGACAAGTGGGACGATGAAGATTGGCGTGACGAAGACCGCTATGGAGAGCGACGCTACTATGGTCGCCGTGGTGGTGGACGTTACTAATGTTTAATTCGGTGGTGGGGATTTTTCCCTGCCACCCTTAAAAGAAAGAGCTATGGGAAAATGTAGAATGCCTTTGGATGCTTACGATATGAAGCCAGAAGGAATGATAGCATATCTGAGATATAATGGCTGGCACTTCAACAAGAAGGCTTGCGAATGGGCAGTCAGTCAGATGAGAAAATACAACCCAGTCACCAAAAAGGATGAGGAGGTTGACTATATGGATAAGGAGAAGGTTGAATCCATCCTTACCAAGCAGGGAGTGACGCTTGAAAATAATGTAGGCTATGATCATGTCTATGTGGCAAACATGGTTAAAGCTGATTTCTATAAGTCTTCCATCGAGGACGAAGCTCACATGGCTTTGTTCGTGAAAGATATGGTTGATGATACCGATCAGAAGGATGGATTCATCTTTAACAGATTCTATGCCGATTGCAACCATAATGGCATCGGCATTCCATGGGATGATATTTTATGATAAGTCAAGAGATATATCTAGAAAAGTACGATTGGAAAGTTCTTGTGTTTTACGGTTTGGAATCATCAGATACCGATGAGGTATGCAACTCCCTTGTGCAGATAGGCTGCACAGAAAAGGCAGTCGAAAGCGCAAGGGAGCATTGCTTACGAGGAATGCCGAACACAGGTCTAACCTACTCCAATCTTGCAGGTAGAAAGAGCGTGGTTGCTATTAGCAGGACCACATCAGAATATGAGTTCGTGAATACTGCCACACACGAAATGTTTCATGTTGTCACTCATATCTGCGAATCACTAGGTATTGACTTGAAAGACGAAGAGCCTTGCTATATGATGGGATGGCTCTGCCAGGCAGTTAGTAGGATATTCATTTAAAATTTAGAAATATGACGGACATTAAATTAATGGTGGATGCTGCAAGGCAGCTAAACCAAACTTGGAAAATGAGTAGTAATGATTTGGAGACAGGAAATATCCCAAACGATGTGTATAATGCTTTGTGCGAAGTGGATGAAGCCGTAACCAATCTGATTGACAAAGTCGGCGAAGCTACAAAAATCATTACATTAAGCAGTATCTACAAAAGCGTATAACTCTTTGATACCCAGTGAGTTAAATTTAGTATTTTTAACTAAAATAAAGTGTGGTATATTTGCATATATCACATTTTTTTGTACCTTTGCATATAGAAAGAGTGGTTATTTTGACTAACCACAGATTATGTTGAACCAATTAAAATCTTAAAAAGATGGAAGAAATTAAGGAAATCAAAAAGAATTATGAAATGGGATTCATTTCGTCCCATGAATTTCTTTGTGAATATGCAGGCGTTCTTTCTAAACTTGGAGCGCAGGGAGAACTGATTGATGCTATGAATACAGTATTAGCTCCGCTTGCAGATTTCATTGTAAAGGACATCTTGAATGCCAGCGATGACGAGAAGAAACAGATTAAGGACTTCTTTAATTTTAAGTAGATATGGGTACCATTCTTTTAATAAACGGATTAATTTTTCTATTTGTCGTAGCGATAGTAGACTTAGCAATGAAACATTAATAAAATAAGCCCTCGACAACACGGTCAAGTCACTTATATGAAAGCTATTAAAGTAGCATTATTCTTTGAAATGATGAAGAATATGATGATTCAGTACTCATGCGACGAGTTGCAGGGCATTACTTTCAGAAGTCATTTTGGTGTAGTTGGGTTAGGTGATGCACAGGAACGAAACGGTTTCTTCCTGGCAGCCTATATCACAGACAACTCAGTATCACAGGATATTTTTATGGATTGGGTAAGAATGTATCTTGATGACGCAGTTGTATATAAGTATGATTCTCCTTATCAAGAGAAGGATGTTCCAGAGAAAGAATTAATGTACATAATTGAGATAAAAAATGAAGACTAGTAGCTTATATGTTACCCGCGATGATTCAATGTATGACACAAAGAGTGGGTTTGAGACTTACGAGGAGGCCAATGCCTATCGTGAGGAGTGTCAGAGAGGTTGGATCAATCACGCAGATTATGTGTTCCTTATAACGAGGGATGCTACTGGGCATTTTGTCAAAGAGACAAACTTGACAAAAGCAACAAAGGAAGAGAGAATCAAGCTTCTTGAAGAAGCAGGTATTCCATTAAAGTAATTTGTAACCAATTAAAATATTAAAGATTATGACAACAGCAACAAATTTGAGTAAAGCTGCCGAAGATATGGTAGCAGTTCCTTCTTCAGTTAATGAAGACAAGTTCTTTGATTTCGAGAAAGCCAAGACTCAGGCAATCACTCTCGAACAGTTGAGTCGTACACACCGCGAGGATGATGTTTACGGAAATCCGCTCCGTGGCATCTATCACTTTGACCTTTTCAATAAGGTCATTGATGAGTGTACAGAGCTCGGCTACAATGTGGAGGTTTATGATATGTTTGCAGCACAGAACAGAGACCGTCAGTCGCCTGGAGTGGTTCGCCTCCCACAAGTGGAAGCGGTCAAAGGTCAGCATGCGGTAGAGGCGCATATTCTCCGCCGAGTTTATGCCAATATTCGTATCACTGATTTTGATAATGATGAGACTACTACTAATGTGGCCGTAGCCTTCCATCAGAAAGGTATTCAGATTGGATTCGGTCCGAATGTGATGATTTGCCACAATCAGTGTATGCTCTCTCCAGAACTGTATATGTCCAGCTATTCCGAAAAGGGCAAGAAGGGTTCCGGTATGGAAGTGGCAGCAATGCTTGATACATTAAAGTCATGGCTGGTCGATGCCCGGCACATTATTGAGACTGATCGTGAGCGTATTGCCAAGATGAAGGAGACACGCATTACTGCAGAACAGATGTTCTTGCTCATTGGTTTGATGACTGCTACCAGAGTAAAGGCAGATACATCACGAAAGTCTATTCGTGAGAATATCACCTACCCTCTCAATCAGTCACAGATTACACTCTTTACAGAGGATATGCTGGAGGCCTATCACGACAAGGAGTTTGTAACTGCCTGGGATATGTATAATTCTGCTACCAACTTGTATAAGGCTAACAGAATGGATATCCCTGCCCTTTTGCCACAGAACAGGGCAATGGTTAACTTCATGAAGGCCAATGGTCTGATAATTTAATTGGTTCGAAAGGAGCTTCCAAGGGTTAGTCCTTTGGTTGCTCCTTATATAGAACGTAATCCAATACTTTTCTATTTGCAGCGTCTATATTGGCAACACTCTTGTCAATATAGATAGCTGTTGTCCTGTTTCCATGGGAATGTCCCAATGCTTCGGCAATGATTTCTTCGGGTATTCCTATGGAGAAGGCTATTGTTGCCCACGTATGCCTAGCCCAATACAGAGAGATATGATCAAACAGAGGATTATGCTTTGTATGATATTCCTTCTGAAAATCATGAGCTTTCTTTTTCTCGTTCCTTTCTTTAGTGACAGGGCCTATTGCCTTCAGCCCCTTGTTTGCCTTGCACACAAATTGCTTGTAGTTTCTCATGTTCTCTGAGAAATTGACTAGATTTGTCTTTCCTCTATACCTATTTATTATCTGTATGGCTTCCGGTTCTAGTCTGATGCTATACAGTCTTCCGGTCTTCTTTCGTCTATACAGTAATCTTCCATCTACAACATTCTCATCCGTACAATTAAGAATATCGGCAGGGTTTATCCCGATCAAGAAGAATGTAAGCTTGAAATAATCTAGGTACTTCTGCTGCCATGGCTGCACATTATAATTAAATAAGGTACGTAGTTCATCTACAGAAAGAGAACGTTTTTCTGTCTGTTCCGGATTTATATCGAATGTTCTCATCGGATAATGGCTGGTTATCTCGTTATCGATGGCATCGTTGAAAACGGCACGTATGTTTCTGAAATGTATATTCCTGGAGTTCTTCTTTAACCCTTGTCTTACCAACTCGGCATCCAACCTTTTCAGCCAATCCTTTGAGATATCTTCAAAAGCGTAGGTATCTACCTTGCTATCGAAATCGCGCATCTTCTTCAAAGTGGTTGCATATATTTCCCTGGTCCTTTGTGCTGAACGACTATTCATATATTCTATATACCTATTTATAAATAAGTCATTCTTCTTAACATCAGGGTCTAGATAGGCCACAACCTTATTCTTTATCTGCGTTGAAGTTTGTTTAGTAAGTTCTCCCTTCATCTGCAGTTCCAATATAGCATTTTCAATCTCTACCAATTTGTTCTTGACAAATATTTCCAATCTCTGCTTGTTTGGTGCATCAACTATTCTTTGTTTCTTGACATCCCATTGTTCCTTTTTCAATTTGACACCAAGAGGAATATAAGCTGCCTGTCGCTTCTTCGTAATGGCAACTTTGAGCGGTGCAGGCTCTCCGTCCTTGACCGCTCTTGTATCTAAGTATAGTTTCGTTGTTATCAT